ACAAAAACTAGGCTACTTATCCCCTATAGAATATAGGAAATTAGCAGCCTAGAAAATAGTGTTTTTATTGAGCTCCCTTAGTAAGGGTGCAGTGCCGAATTTACCTGCACGTTGTTTTGTTCTGTCATATTTGTCTATTACACCTTTTACTTGTTCTTCAAAAGGATACTTGCTTATGCTAGGCTCATAATCTTTACTTGCTATTTCTTGATTAGATTTAACCATTTCAGCTAATAAAGCGATTTGTTGTTGTTGACCTTCAATCATTTTGAGTAATAAAGCTGTATCATCACTACCACTATTATTAGTCTTAGGTGTTTTCAATTGGTTAGGTCGTTTGTTTTTACCTTTTTGAATATCTTGTCCTGCTAATGCTAATAATTTCATAGCATCAGTTCGACGTTTAGGGTCTGTAGGGATAACATATTCAGGGAAACCACCTTCAGCAAGATTGTACATACCTTTTTGGTTGATAAGTCCACCAGTAGCATATGCACGATCTGCTGAACGTTTGAAAGCACCGTTAAATCCGTAATGTGGTGTATATTTTTTGTTGATGTAATTCAATACAGCTGTAGCTTGGTCTACAGGATTTTTATAGTTACCATGTCCTTTAGTTTTGTAAGCATCAAATGTTGTTTTAATCATCTGGAACATACCACGTGATGGATTACCTGCCATTGCGTTACTATCCCAATTGTTGATTGAGTTGACGTCATAATTACTTTCACGTTTTGCTAATCTCATCATTTGTTCTGTTACATAACCGGATTTAAACTTACCGCCCATGATATTTTGTGCGCTCTTAATAATACTTCGTGCTGCGCCACTGCCACTGCCGTGATTACCTCCACCACTTCCTTTTAGGAATTTAAGTGGGTCGATTGTATTACTATTAGAAATACTTGGCGTTGGCCCTTTCTCAACTTGGTAATGTACGTGTGGTCCCCATGTATAAGCGCCACTATTACCTGTTTCTGCGAACTTCTCACCTTTTTTAACAGGACCAGTTTTAAGAATTTTAGATAAGTGTAAGAAGTATTGTGCAAACTTACCGTTTACCAATCTTGCAACTAATCCACCACCATGGTCATGTTGTCTTGAAACCGTACCTTTTGTCGGTGCCTCTAATGGCGTTCCAATTGGTGTTGCATAGTCACGTCCCCAATGTCGTCCACCGTTGTATGGATATCCGGGTAATGGTTTGTTAGGACTGTAGCCAACCGTTTCTTTAAATTTCATAAATGAACTTCCGTCGCCACCGCCGCTATCTTCTAACCAACCACCGAATAAATCAGATACGCCGCCTTGTAATTTCTTGTATGCTGCTTTCATTAATCCGCCTAAAATATCACCTTTAGCAAAGTCGAAGTTAACTCCGAATTTAGACAATACTTTGTTTACTAATTTTCCGGGATTACTTGCCCAATCATATATATCTTTACCGAACGCGAAAGCCTCGCCTGCTTTATCGCCTGCGTAACTTAATGCCTCGCCCGTTTTCTTCTTGGCGTATTTTTTACCACCGTCAATTGTTGCTTTCGCGCCTGCTTTAACTTCTTTCTTTTTCTGCTTGGCTTTTGCTTTTCCACTTTCAACACCTAAACCAATTTTAACTAATCCGTCTGTGACCGTACCAAGTTTAAAACGTGGCAATGTTCCTGTACTAAATCTAGGCATAGGCGCTTGTTGTGCTTGTAACGCATTATATGTTGCCGTACCGTTATGCACTCTTGCATTTTTAGGTAACATGACTTCCGTATCTTTGCTAGGTGTCATTGCAAATTTACCGTTAGGGTATTCAATCATTTCATTTCTGAAACCACCTGGACCATTGCCACGACCTCTGTCGCCTACAATAGCGCGTGTTGGTTGTTTTAATCGTCCATCTGATGTTGTTTTAACTTGTCTGTTGATTGTTTGTGTATGTGTTGTACCTGTTGATAGTTTGAATTTCGGTAATTTATCCATACCAATTTTACCTGCTACCCAGTTAACACCTTCAATTAGTTTATTCAAACCTTTTTTAACAGAAGTAACCATACCGTTAATATGCGATTTAATTTTCCCTATAATACCTTTCAATCCGTCACGCATACCTCGGAAAGTTCCGCCAACTTTTTTCCAAATATTTGATGCAATGCCTGTTACGGAAGATGAAATTTCACGCCATTTATTGACCATACTATTTTTGACATTTGTGAATATCGTTCTAATTGATTTGTACATACCTGTGAATCTATTGCGTACATTATTCCACAAGTTTTGAGCCGTCTTAGTAATTGCGTTCTTTAAATTAGTCCAAAGATTACGAGCGAATTTAGATAAACTATTAAAAATAGATCGTGTAGATTTGTATAATCCATTAAATTTATTCTTGATATTTTTCCATAAATTACTCGCTGTTTTAGTAATCGCATTCTTTAAATTGTTCCAAACAGTTTTACTGAATTTAGATACATTGTTAAAAATAGATTTAACTGACTTATACAATCCGTTAAATTTAGATTTTACGTTCGTCCAAATACTTATTGCAAGTTTCACAATAGATTTTTTAATTGACGACCAAATAACCCGAATATATTTAGAAACACTACTAAATATTGCACGAATTGATCTATACAATTGATTGAATTTTAATCTCACTTGTTTATAAATATAGTTTACAGATGCAAAGAATATTGATTTAACAGTCGCCCACATTTTTGAGAAGTAGCCTTTTATGTTAGAACTAAACCCACGTATTAACGCTATTATTTGACCGACAAGTGACGTTCTAATAAATCCAACTACAATCTTAATTGCACCTCTGAAAATTTGCTTAATGCCCGACCACATTAATTTAAAATCTCCAGTGAATATAACTGAAAACACTTTAATAACACCGATAATAATATCGAGCGCACCAGAAATAATTTGTTTAATCCCTTGCCAACTATTTTTTACAATTATTTTTAAAGCAGGCATTATCCAATTGATAAATTGATAAACTTTCGTGAACACAACTTTTATAACTGTATAAATACTATTCACTACAGAAGTATTGTTGCCAACTGATTTTTTAAAACTGTTACTAATTTGAGCCCATGCTGTAGAAAGTTGGTTGGATACTTGAGTGCCAAATGCTTTTAACGCATTAAACGCAATAAAAAAGTTAGTCTTAACTGCGTTAGCAAAATTAGTCAATCCTACAACAACGTTAGGTGGTAAAATTTTAGATAATGTTATTACACCATCTTGACCATTTCCTTGAAATAATTGGAAGAAACCCTTCACAATAGTAGCGACATTACTAAATGTATTTTTAACGCTTTCTAAAGCCCTATTCACTGTATTTCTGAACGTTTCTGATTTCTTATACGCTAATACAAAACCTCCGACTAAGGCGGCGATTGCAAGACCCCACGGTCCTAATAGTAATCTAAAGGCACCGCGTAACACACCTAAAGCTTTACTCATAAAGCCTACTTTTCCACCAGAGGCTACTGCTGCACCTCCTAGTCCACCAAAAACAGTACGTGCTAAAGCGATTGGTGGTACTAATGCCATTAATCCACCTACAATTGCAGATAGAATACCAATGAACGCGCCTACTGCAGGGCTTGAGTTTACTATTTTAGAAATAAATCCAGTGATCGATGTTGTTACTCTCAACATTATTGCACCGATAGGCGCCATACCTTGTACTAATCCTACTAATATAGAACCAATATTTTTTAGTAATTGCCAAACTATCGGACCATTCGTATTTAAATAATCAATAAACGCTTTAAACTTATCAGAACTTGAAAGGCTTTGACCCCATTCTTTAAATGTTTTAGTAACGTTCTGCATGCCAATTAAAACGGTATGTGAATGACCACTAAACGCTTTAATTAATCCAATAATCCCACCGAATATATTGCCGAATATCGCACCTACAATAGGTAAATTCGTTTTCGTGTACTGTATGAATTTAGCAGTACTTGAATCTGTACTTGCACTGTTCGCCCATTTACTAAATTTAGTTGCTAAACTTTCAATACCTGTACCTACCCATGTAAATAACGGTGCGAACTGTACAAACATATGTGCTAGTCCGTCTGTTACTTTCATAATAGCGTTAACTAAATTTTGGAATATAGGTGGCGCAGTTGAATTAATAACAGTGAATACTTGATTAGCGTTCTTACTGTTTTGTACCCACTCAAACATTTTGAGTGTTGCTTTACTGATGATACCTGAAATACTATCTATCGCAGGTGTTAATCTTTGTAACGAAAGAATGGCTATTCTAATACCATTTGTTATCGTATTGAATATGTTTGCTTGGTTTCTGTCAGCTAATCCGTTCCATGTATTTTTAAGCGATTCTAAAGCACCTTGATACCTTGTAACTTCTCCAGTGATTTTAAGCGTTCCATCTTCTAAACGTTTCAATGAAGATGCAGCCATTCCAGCAAATATTGAAACACCACCGAGAGCCGTACCATATACGCCTGCTAGACCTATAGCGCCACCACCTGCAGCAACTGCAGCACCACCAATACCGGCAACGGCACTTGTAGCAGCACCAGCAACCGGAATAATTGTAGATATATTCTGAATAAGAATGCCGTTAATAACACCTTGTGCGACATATCCGACATTTCTGAAGCTATCGCCGATTTTATTGATCTTAGCATTAACAGCTTGCCAACGTTCATCAAATGATTTTATACCAAGTGACATTTTACCGAAGAATGTTTGTTGTCTATTCAATTCTTTTAATTCATCAGTTGTTTCATCAATACGATTTTGAAGTACGTTATAAGCAAGTGCTTGTTCGTATACTTCTTTTTCAGCTTTATCTAGTTTAGAAGGAAGTTCTCCTACTTCTCTATTTAGCTTTGCATAACTTCTTTCTGCACTGTCTGCTTGTTTCTTAGCTTCGGACATTGCAGTTTTAGCGCTTGCCATCGCTTCTTTATTCGCATTGCTGAAATTTTCTAACTCATTTTTTGCACTCGCAGTCGCTGCTTTAGATTCGTTTAAATCACGTGTTGCTCCATCTAGTGAAGTAGATAGCTTTTTATATTCTCTTTCTGCACGTCCTATTTCAAAAGTGAGGTCTGATATTTCTCCTGCATTTCCAGCAGTATCTTTTTCTAATTCTTTTAATTCATTACTTAAACTATCTAATGAACTTTTAGCATTTTTAGTTTTAGCACTTAATGCTGTTACCGTATTTTGCATTTGTTTTTGCGCATCTTGAGCAGACTTCACATTCGCTTTATGCTCTTTCAACACTTTGTTAATATCTTCATATTCATTAGTAAGACGTTCATGTTTCTGTTTCACTTTGTCTGCTTCAATACCTGCTTTTTTAAGCGATTCTGTCGTTTTATCTTGTGCGCCTTTTAACTTATCCAACTTTTCTTTTGATTTATCTACGGCTCTTGCTTGTTGTGTCATAGATTTATTCAAGCCATCTAATTGTGTCTCGAACTTATCAACTGATTTTTCAACTTTATTGAATGTAGATAAATTTGCTTTCATTTGTGCATCAGCTGTTTTTAACTTACGTTGAAGATTAGCCATGCCTCTGTCAACATCGGATGTATCTATTCCGAGATCAATTGTAAAGCCATCAATATGTTCTCCTGCCATGTAAATCCTCCTTTCTTAAATTTATTCAAATAAAAAAGTTTAACCAGTATTACGAGGGTCTGTACCTGTAATTGCACCAATTAAACTTTCGTTTGCTTTCACTGTTTTCACATTAGAATCTTTAGAAGGTGTTGAGTTCATGATTCTCAACAACTCATATATATCAGTATTATCTATATCAGGCATTTTCCAATCTGCTTCAAGTAAATTTTTATAAATTAAATCAATATATTCAGCTTGTTTTTCATATGTGAAATCTTCATCGGTTAAAGCAGAATCATCTATTTTTTCTTTCCCGATGTTTCATCAGTTCCAGCTACTTGTTCCATTAAGAACTCGACATATTTATCTCCGTCTACACCGTCTAGTAACTCGTCTTTAGTGAATTGTTTACCATATAAATCATTAACGATAAATTCTTCACATTGATCGAGTAGGTCGTCAAATTTATCTATTTCATCAACTTTCATGTCATTCGCTAATGCTGATACTTTCATTGTTAAATTAATACCTTTTCTTGCTTGACGACCTTTAATGTTTTCTCTATGGTATTTTTTCTCTTCGCCATTAATTTCTAAAGTAATTGATTTTGTCATGTTTATTTACCTCTTTCGATTTGTAGTTTTTTTAAATATGCGCATAAATAAAAAGAGGGCTTTATGCCCTCATGTTTTAAGCTTCTGGTACTGTTGGTACTACAGGCTCATCAATAATACCTGGATAAGGTTTACCGAAGATTGATTCGAACACTGTATCTCGTCCATCAGTTTCGCCCGCTTCATCATAAGTCATGATAACCGCTTCTTTTTCGTCGAATCCGTCGATATAGCGTTCCATAAACTGACCTTCAATCTCATCTTGACCAAATTCGACGTCATTTTCTTTTGTTTGTCCTTCTTTGTTAGGTTTAGTGAATACACCTTTAGCAAATCCAAACCATTCTTTTGAGCCGTCTTCCATTGTTCTCGCAAATGCAAGTGCAACATAAACGATTTTCTTACTTCCGACCATACCGTACACTTTTTGATTTGTTGCATGTTTTGTTAAGCCTAGAATCTTTTCTTGTACTGATACAGGTAATTTGTGGAACGTTAAGTTTAACGTAGGTTCTCCACCAGATTTAGCAACCTCTGCCGTTTTGTTAGAACCATAACCACGCGTTAATTCTTCCCCAACTTCAAATGACATTTCTTTTAAGTAATCAATCATGTCGATATCACTTAGTGTTACCGCACTTCCTGATTCACTTTGTAATACCGAGTACCATACTTCACTTAACCCAGTGTTAGCATTATATTTTCCCATTCTTTATTCCTCCTAATTTTTATATAAAAAATAGCCTTACGTTTCTCACGTAAAGCTACAAATTTTGTAAGCCCTCAATTGTGTAAGGCATACCTAAATATCTTCTTGCATCTAAATATCTTTTTACTGTGTGATCATAATCATCTAGTCCACCACGTTGTTGCCTAAAGGCAATCGTGAACATTGTTTTTCTAATTTCTTCAGATAGCATTTTAGCTTGTTTTTCACTATCTGTACGAACGTCTATTTGATATAGGTATTCTGTTGTTAAGTTCTTATCGCTTGCGTATGTTGTAGGTTGAGGTGGCATTAAAGGGCTAATTAGGATGTAAGGTCCTTTTGTATCAGAGGTTTCATCATAATGGTATGCTCTTATTCGACCTGTACAATGCGTAGCAATTACTTCATTTTCTAATAAATGCGTCTTAATGATATTAATCATGTCTAACATTACAAGTCTCCTCTCAAGCTTTCTCTGATAATATCTTTGTAAGGTTCTTCTGTCCTATACATCGTTCGAGCGATAGCCCCTCTACCTCTTGGATTGGTATTTTTGACACTTCCGTACTCATTAATATGAATAATAGATTGTCTACTTTTAGAACCGCTCCAATATACTTTTATGATACGAACTTGACCATGTATGAAGTAAGGTTCAGTTGTGGTCATTTCGTCAATTGTTGCCCCCGTATCTCTGAAAACTTCAAATTCTTCTTTCATCACACTGGTAAAATATTGAGCACCACGTCTCAATGCTCTATCTTGAGCTTTCAACATTTTAGTTTCACCGTATTTAGCCCTTATCTTTTCAAGCATTGAGCGTGTGCCTTTTATTTCTGCACTCATTCAGAATATTCTCCAATAATTTTTATATTTCTATGATTATCGGTATCGTCTTCTAAAGTGTGAATGTTGAATAGTTTCCTTTTATAACGAGGTAAATCGATTTCGAATTTCATATCATCTGTTATCTCTAAACCTACTGGGTAGTATGTGACCATTGTGACGACTGCTTTGTTATCTGTCATGTTCATATCTTTTTGTGAAGGTGGATATACATTCGCAAAACATTGGTAATAGGTTTCACTGACCGATTCACCAGGCATAAAATCGTCACTCGGTTTTACGACATAAAAAATAACAGGTGTTCTCATTTGACCGCCTGTTACAAATTTCCTATTATATTGTGCCATCTTCTATCACTTCCATATTCGTTAATTGGAATTGAACTATATCAGATAAAAAGTTGTCATAAAAGTCTTCTAAACAGTCATTAAATTCATATCTCGTACGTTCATACACAAGTTCTCTACCTTTAAAGCTTTCGTTAATGTTAAACACTCCACACTTGTCTTGAATATCTTGATAAGAGAACTCGAGGTCTCTTTTTAACCTCGCGTCCTCCATATCATAAAATATTCTGTTACGTGATTTAAATTCTTGAACATGTTCTTGTTCTACCATTTAGATAACTTCTTTTCTTTAGGTTCTTCAACACGTTCAACAAAAGGACCATCATGAGATTTTAAAGCTTCGTTGATTTCGTCAGCACGTTTTACTGTGATGTCGATTTCTTCTCCAGCTTTAACAATCTTATTAAGTTTTTTATCTTTGTATTCTTTTAGAACTTTAAATTTAGCCATTTGAGTTCCTCCTTATTATGCTTCTGGTGTAGATACAGGCGCACCATGTGATGAGAAGTCTACATCATATACAAATGATGTTTTGTTATCATCAGGCTCTGCGTATAAGAACTGTTTCGCAGTATATAAATCCATATCTTCTAATGCTAACGTTTGGTCAAACGTACGTACGATAACCTCACTGCCTGCGTAGAAATTGTAACGTGATTTGTCATAAGCAACAGCTTTACCAGCAGGGACAAATTCAGATTGTTCGAATGTTACATTGAATGGAATTGGGCTTACAAATGCACCATTGTGTACTTGCATAAACGCAACGCCTGTATAGATATAATCTACTGGATTTAATGCGATAACGACGTTGTTAATCACATTAGCACCTTTAGATGTTTTAACATTACCGTCTTTGTCGTAATACTCTTTAGTTGATAAGTTACTAATAATCTTACCAATTTCTTTTATAGCCGTTTCAGGTGTTGCTAATGTTAAGTTACCTGCAACAACTTTATCAGCAACTGCACCATTTGTACGATTAATTTCTTTCATTAATCCAACAGGTTGATATTGTGCTTTACCTAAACCTTGTATAGCTGTTTTTTCAATTGCTACTGCAAACGCCTCTTTGATTTGTGCGCGTACAAAACGGTCAACCCATTGTACACCAGCATCTTTTAAGTCTTTAGGAACAACTACAAATGCTGTAGCTTTACCAAGTGAAATGTCTTGTTCGTAGAATGTTGCTTCTAATTGTCCGCGAATTTCTCCGAAGATTTTTCCCCACACTACTTGACCTTCTGTATTCGAACGAATAACACGTGTTTTTAATCCAGAACGTTGAATGTTGATGTGTTTTAATAATGGGTGGTCTGCTTCAATATCTTCAAAGATACGGTCAACAACTGTTTCAGGTAATAACTCTCCATCTTTCCAGTTTGTATCTGTGTTAACGTGGTCTTCAGAAACTAAAGCATTGTAGAATTTCTTTTCATCTGAAGTTAACGCGTTCACACTACGTTTATTCAATACTGCTACGTCACCTTGTTCTTGTCTGATTTCTTCTTTTAACGCTTTTGTTAAATCTTCTGTATAAGCACTCATGTATTTTGAGTACGCTTTTACAACGTCCTCTTGTTTTGCTTCTGGATTTAATTCAGCGAATTCTTTTAATAACTCCTGTGAGTTTTGAAACTTTTGTTTTTCTAATACATCGTTAATTGCCATAATTATTTGTCATCCTCTCTTGATAAATTAAAAAGCCTAGCAAAACTGTTAACAGGAACTTCCTGCGTTTTAGTTTCGTCAGACTTTTCTTCTTTTTCTTCTTTAGTTTTAGTGTTTTCTTTAATCTCTTTGACGTCTGACTGAATTGCTTTCAATATTGCCATAACATCGTCAACTGTTACTTCTTCGGTTTCTTTAGGTGTTTCAACCACATCATTATTTAATTCAGGCATATTTTTAAATTGAGCCTCCATTTCTTTTGAAATTTTTGCAGATGCTTTATTGGCATGCGTTACTTCATCAACTAATCCTAATTCAAGTGCTTCATCACTACTCAACCATGTTTCTTTAGCCATCATATCTTTTAGAAGCGCATGCTCAATTTTAGGGTTCTTCTGTAAGTAGCTGTTAAACACCGTTTCATTAATTTTTTCTAAGTCATCTGCAAACTTTCTCATTTCATTGTGTGACCCTACAAAAGGTGACCATACTTCATGTATCATCATCATTGAGTTCTTAGCCATTTTTACATGGTCTGCGGATATAGCAATCACTGATGCGATACTTGCTGCTACACCACTGATATTTACAGTAACTCTAGCTGAATGACTCGATATCTGATTCGCTATTGCGATACCACTAAATACCGAACCACCTGGAGAATTTAAGTTTATTTCAATTTCTTCTACATCTCCGAAACTGTTTAAAGCATCTCTAAATGAAATTGCGCTTGTTTGTGAGTTGGATATTTGGTCGTCAACTATCTCTCCGAAAATATCCATTTTAGCTTTTTTATCCGATTGTTTAGTGGCATTAAAAAAACCTTTACTGCGGTCTATCTTCATTATTCTCACCACCTTTCAATGAACTTTCACTCACTTCTTTTACAGATTGTAAGTTTTTAGTAATGACACGTTTATCCGCATCCTCATCATCACTAGGTGGGTAGCCGAACATATCCAACACTTGATTTGCAGTGAATACTGAACTCGCTATTAATTTATCTATCGCTTCTGCTTTTTGAATCGGATCATATGCATCTATAGATATAGCTTTAATTCGTTTACCTTCTCTATAGTCTTTTTCGCTGAAACATTTAGCGTTTAATTCGTCCACGATATTTTCTAAAATTGGCATAATACAGAACTTCATATAGTTATCAGTCATAGCTTCAATGTCTGCTACAGAACCATCTATGAGTGGGAATGGTATACCTAAGCTAGAAGCTACATATTTCAAAAGTTGGTTTGGTACTTTTGTTAAATCTTCAATCTGTGATGTGCTTTTACTTTGCGACTGCGTTGTATGTTCTTTATACTCGTATCCTTTTTGTACAGGTACAATTGCAATATCGTTTTGTTCAAACGCTTCATAAGATTTATTAATAAAATTTTGCATGTTTTGTTGTGTTTGAGCGTTTACATTACCATCAAATGAAAGTGTCGCTCTTATTTGGTTACTCATTAAATTGTATTTAACAATTCTTGCAAATATATTTCCATAATCAGTAAACAATCCATCTAATAAACTTGAAATAGATTCATTTGAATACGTTATATAAATGACTTCACTCATTTTAAAATTGCGTTCAAACTCAAAATCTTTTACTTTCACATGTTTAAATATATCATCGTATAATGCGTATTCTTCTCTTTCAAAATCATCTGCAATGATTAAATCTTTTGTGTCTGTCACAACAATCAAAACCTCATTATCAAAAATAAGTTTTCTGATTGCACGTTGCCAAAATGTAGATGCTGATTCATCAGTGTTAGGTCTAACATTTAATTTGTAGTAAGTGACTGACGTCTCATCTTTCACACCTTTATCTATTACTTCAAACTTTGTTTGACTAATCGTTCTAGCAATATGATTTATACATGTGTTCAACGCCCATTTTTTTATGTACGCTTTATGAGAAGTGTCTCTTAACAAATCTAAATCATAGCTAAATTCGATTGCTTCATTTTTTCCCATGATTCTTTCAAAAATTGAAATTTTAATCACCTCTTTCATTATTAAAATGCAATTTCGTTCATAATAAATGGTTGGTCATAATCTAATAACTCATCCGCACGATATAATGCATGTAGCATTGCGTGAAATCCATCTGTCTTTCTGTAGATTTCATCTTTTTTGATATACTGTTTAGATCCGTCAGGCATCATCTTAACTGCTACGTTATTAGTGAACCATCTCATTAATGGATTATCGCCAAATATAATTTGTTTTTTAGCGAACATTGTATCTATTCTTGGTGCTAATAGTCCATGTAGTGCTTTTGGATTTCTTAATACCTCTAATTCAACACCCACCTCATCAAAAGCATGTCTTACAATATCAGTACGATAGTTATCTGCTATAACTTTAACTAAATTGTAGTCTTTTGACATTTCAATAAACCAATCAATGATGAACTTAATTTCTATAACTTCTGTATCTACAATTGTTAATAATCCGTCTTTTGCCCATTCTTCAATTGGTGGGTCCAAATTAGTAGTGTCTAAAAACCCTTTCCTAATAAACGAATGTGTTTTCCATATATATTCTTCGCCATCTCTAAAAAGTAGTCCTACACTTGCAAAGTCTTTTACGAATGCGTAGTCTAAACCACCTATACACACTTTTTCTTTTAAATCCGGCATAGGTCTATTTGTTGCTTTGATTTCTTCATATGGTGCTACTACGCTTTCTGGGTCTTGTTCTGGTAGATTCATTCGTTTAGTTACAAATTCAGCTCTGTTAGATCTATTGAAAGGTAAGTCCTCATATTCTTCTCTTACTGTGCTTAATAATGTTTTTGCATAATCTGAAAGAGGTTTATGAAACATAGGATTAGCTTTTTCCCACATTGTTTCATCGTCCTTTTCTTTTAAATCATCCAATTTGCAGTAGAAAGGAAACATGCGACTGTTCTTATATTCTCCGGATAAAATAGCTTTAATTTTATCTTTCATCGAATCCATGTACCCTTCTCTCAAATGACCGTCTGTACTTATGTAAAATGTACGACGATTAAGTTTTTTACCTAATCCACCACGCTTTACGTTAACCATACCGGGACCCTCAAAATAATGAATTTCATCAAAAATAACACACCCCTCACGCCCACCATCTTTGGTCTTTGTGTTTGATGTGTTGTATTTAATAATGGAACCTGTATCTCTATTTTGAATTTCTGTTTTACTCACAATGTATTGTCCGTTTGGCGTTTTAGCTGATTTGTTTCTTTTACTTTTTGTTATCGTTTTATAGATTTCATTGAATGATGTTTTAGCTTGTTCTTCACTGTTTGCAACAATAGATATATCGTAGTCTTCAACACCATGCAAAGGTGTAGATAAAAAATCACTTATCGCGCTTATGAGTCCGTTTTTTCCTCCGCCTCGTCCCATAAAAATAACTATTTCAGTAAAGTAAGCTTGTTTCAGTTCTTTGTCTATCATAAAAACAAAAGCTATAATAAATCTTTGAAAAGGTTCAGTTGGAAAGTACCATCTTTCAATAAATTTAATACAGTTCTCGATTGTCTTTTCATCGAAATAAACATCATCCCTTGTCAAAATATGGTTTTCAAGATAATGGATTAAATCAATTCTTTCTTGATTTAGTACAATTTCTCCTTTTCTCCACATCTCGATATATTCAGATACATACTTTTGATTGATCATACATAATCATCGGAGGGTTTATCTAATTCTATTTCGTTTTTTCCAAATCCAAATGATTTTTCTAGTGCAAGAAGTGAACCATTAATCTTATTCTTTTCTGCTACTGCCGGATTTGCTTTTAAAAATGTTTGAGTAGCATTTACGGTTTCAACCATCGTGCCATGTTCTTTGATGTTTTCATCTAACTTGTAAAATATTAAAAGTAAATTGATGTACCGCTCCACTTTTTCAAGTTGAACTGGATTGTCTTTTTCTATTTTTGTAAGTAAATATTCTTTTAGAACCCTAACATTCTTCATATTCATACCCCCTTAACGTATATTTTTTTGAATATTATTGTAGACTCGACCCCCTCGCCGTTCCCTTTATATCAAAATTTTAGTTGATTTGTTTTAGGGTGGGGGCTAGTCCCATCTTTCGTCAGTCCATCTTTTTTTATTTATTTTCTTTTGGTATCTATTATGTTTCTTGTTATGACACCAAATGCATAATGTTTGTAAGTTGTCTAAGTCATATCTTAATTCTGGGTGTGTTTCAAGTTCTTTTATATGGTCAACATCTAAGGTTTTATGTTTATCAAATCTATTCAAAGTGACCTTACCTTCTTTACGACAATTCACACACTCGTAATTATCCCTTTTCAATACTCTTAATCTTATCATTCTCCATTGTTTACTTTTATAAAAGGCTTTTCTGTTTTTAATATCGTTGTAATCAGTATTCATTTAACCTGTTGCCTCCTGCATATCATAGATACATTACAACCATAATGGATCACATACCTCTCAGCTTGAGTAAGCAAAACAAAAGGACCATACTCTATTGAGTACAGTCCGTTGATTAATTATAGATATGAGATTAGTTGTCTATCGTAAAGGATGTGATTAATTGATATCTATAATCTTTCTACACTACCATAATAACACCTTGACACACCTCAAAAGTCTCATGATAGTCTCATTACTAATGTTCTATGCCTAACTCATCTGCTAACTTAATGATGATACCTTTCTTTATTCTAAAGAAGTGACTACGACTAATGTGTAACTTATCTACAATTCCATCTACTGTTAATAGTCTAGGTTTCTTAAAGTAATATAGATTCATGAGTTGCTGTTCTAATAGATTCCCTTCTTCAAATACCTTCTCTATAGCTATTGTTACACGCTCGAGATGTTCTATACGTTTATCATTAACCAACCTTGTAGCGGTCATTTCTGTTGTACTTACATTACTATTACTTCGACCTCCACCAATGTTCTCATCTTGAGGCTTCCAAGGAGTTCTAACCTCTTCCCTTAATTCTTTCATACGCTTACGTGTATGATCATAATTACATAACTCTTCTTCTAAGTATTTAATCGTACTGTTTCGCATATACTGTTAGTCCTCCTTGTTGTTATTGAACCATCTATTGACTAATTCTTTTTGTTTGTCTGTTAATGGTTTAATTGGTATCTTATATTCATTCTCTATTAAACTCCTCATTATATTCCTAGCTATCAGTTCGTCATTCGTTTGTGCTAAATCCTTATTTAATTTAAGTAGCCACATTGAGTTAATGGCTAATAAGATTGATATGATGACCCAGATTGTTGTCATACGACTCACTCCTTTAACCTCTTATCTATGTTTACATCCCAATATATTCTATTGATATATTCAAACGCAGCAGGTATGCCACTAAAGTTATGACTTGTTTCTAAATGGATTTGGTTAAGTCGTTCAGCTTCGAACTTGTAATACCATAATTGAACATGTACGAATTCAACATTATAATCATTATTTAATGGATACAACTCAATATCAACTTTATAATCTACAGTTAAAAACATCTCATCATTTCTATCTATTTTTATATTAACGCCAGACTCTCTAATCAACTCTTGCAACTTTATCCATTTATCTTTTGCGATTGTTTTTTCATAAGTTAGCGATTTTCTTATCAAACTTTTATTGAATGTTTTCATTAATTAATTCGTCTCCTTTTTATTCTTGTAACACTTTTAACACTTTATAACACTTATTCAAAAAAAGCGTAACACCTTTCGTTCTTACTGCCCCAATGGATATACTACTTCTGTTACACTATTACAC